TGGACTTTAGAAGTTGAGAAGGTTCATGAAGAATATTTTATTAGTCTCCCAGATGATCTGCTTGATGCTGCCAACTTAAAAGAGGGTGACAATGTAGAATGGGTTGACAATGGAGATGGTTCATTTATTATGAAAAAACTTCCTCCAATGACTTATGATGATATGATTGCTGAGGGTTGGACAATGACTGCAGATGGATTTTGGATAAAGGATAAATAAGTAAATAAAAGAAATATTATTGTAAGATGGCAGCAACATTAACCGCTACTGGTTTAACCTTTGATGACGGAACTTCATTAAATTCAAAGTATGGAGTTTTGGCACAAGGAACAGTATCGGTATTTTTTCAATCCTCAGCACCAACTGGATGGACACAAGTTACCACTCATAATGATAAAGCACTGAGAGTTGTGTCTGGAACTGGTGGTGATTTTGGATTTGGTGGAGTATCTGGTGCTGGTGGATTATCATTTAGTACAGTATTTCCAAGTAGCACTTCTCCAGTTAGTGTTAATTTTAATGCAAATGTTCCTGTTAGTGGAACTGTTGGAGATACAACATTAACAACTTCACAAATACCGAATCATACTCATAACTCTCTTACTGGTGGAAGCGCAAATGCTGCTAGTGGAGGATCTAGTTTTTTGGTAAGTGGAACAAATAATACTGGTGGAGTTGTGTCTCCTGGGGGAATTGGAGGATCACATAATCACCCATTCAGTGGTAATATAAATTTTACTGCAACTGGTAGTGGAACAATTGACCTGAGACTACAGTATATCGACGTTATTCTCTGCTCTTTTAATTAATATGGCAAGACTAACTTCTACTGGCATTTTGTTTGATATTGCAGATACTGCAAATTCTATTAATAGTTTTTATTGGTTGTATCCTGCTGGTACTGTAAAAGTCTTTTATCAGTCGGCAGCACCAACGGGATGGACTAAAATTGCTACTCAAAATAATAAAGCATTAAGGGTTGTTTCTGGAACAGGTGGTGGATCTGGAGGAACAACAAATTTTACAACAGTGTTGTCATCAGCAGCTGGTAATTTATCTGTAAATGTTAATAATACATTTCCAGTTCAAGTTGTCTCTGGACTTGGACAAAACGTTGGCGATACAACATTATCTTTATCCCAATTACCAGATCACGTTCACTTTGGACTCACTGGATCACCAGGAGGATCTGGTGCTACACCTTTTAGTAATACTGGTGGTAGACTTGTTTTTGGTAGTACAGCTACAGGTCAAATGATAGAAAACACTGGTGGTGGTTCTCATACACACCCCTTTAGTGGATCTGCAACCATGAATGAGACAAGAACTTTTGGATTGGATTTGTCGGTGCAATACATAGACACCATCATTTGCTCATTAAACTAAATATGTTATAATACAATTACTATTTTGATTTAATCATGGCTCAAATCAAACCTGGAAACTTTTGTCCTCTTATTCAATCCGATTGTAAAGGTCTTGAATGCTCTTGGTATACCCAAATTAGAGGAACTAATCCAAATACAGGTGAACCAGTGGATGAATGGGCATGTGCTATTAATTGGTTACCAATGTTAATGATTGAAAATTCTCAACAACAACGTTCGACTGGTGCAGCGGTAGAATCGTTTAGAAATGAGATGGTAAAAGCAAATGAAAGTAATATTAATGTTTTGTCCGCTGCTGCTCAAATGCTGCAACATGCAAGAGAGAATAAAGTTCTAACTGCTAACGTTCAAGAGGTAACAGAAGAATGAAAAAATTTACATTAATTGAACAGGATCGATACATTGGTATTGATGGCATAGGTATTTTCTTCGATGAAAATAATTGGCCATTTGCAGATATAGAACATCTTTGGGCTATTCAATGGAAAGATAATGGGACTGAGGATGGTGATGGATGGATTGAATATGATTCTCCTGTTCCAAACACTCCATGCACTCTTGCTGATGTTCAAAAGTATGTAAATCATTTTGATGCTGAATATGAGCGTCAAATGGATACTAAAAGGAAGAAAGAAGAGGAAGACGCTAGAAAAGCAATTTCATGGCAGGATGCTATGAGAGAACTGGAAGAGCAGATGGAAAAGATGCAACAACGTCATGAGAAGACGATTGAAACTATCAAAGAAGATCATGATGCTCAGATGCAAAAAGTGCATCAAAGAGTTGCAGAATCTCACGAGAATCTGTTCTATTCCGCTGGTGTGATGCAGGATAATATTGAGGAAAGTAAGAATGCATTCCAAGTTGAAGCGGGATATGATAATTTAACTATCTTTGATGGTAATGTTGATCCATCGCTGTTTGATGAGTCTATTGACGAATCATTCTTTGATGATACAACCATATCTGAAGAAATGTTATTGAGCAATCCAGATTTGGGCAATCGAAATGTTATTGAAAACTTTAACAACATTGATTTAAGTGTATTGGATAGTGAGTTTAATCTTGAACTGTTGTTTGAGGAAGATCCAACTGAGCAAGTTGTAAATGAAATTGAAGAACTGATTGAAGAAGTTGAAAATGAGGAGGATTCCGCTGCTAAATGATTTCTAAATTATTTGAAGACAACTATCTGGTTGTTCCTAACTTTATATCATCAGACAAAGCAAAGCAATTAGCAGAAGATTTTAAACAATATGCAGATACTTATGATCTAAAAGAAGATCCTCAAGTATCTGATTGTAAAAGTAAGTATGATCACATTTCTTTTGTTGAATTGTTGTGTGAAAAAACAACCACAGTATCTCAGTTAATTGGAGAGACTGTGGTTCCAACATATTCTTATGCAAGAATATATCAACATGGCAATGAATTAAAGCCTCATGTTGATAAGTGTCAGTGTGAGATATCATTGACTGTTAATTTAGATTGCGATGAACCATGGGCAATATGGATTGAGACTCCTAAAAAGATAAAGAAAGAGGTAGTTTTAAATCCAGGTGATGCAATGCTTTACTTGGGTATGGAAGGTCTTCATTGGAGAGAACCATTCAAAGGAACATATTGTAATCAGGTGTTCTTACATTATGTAAGAAGTCGTGGACCTTATTTTGCTAGTTACTTTGATAAAGACCGCAAAATAACCAATGATACTATTAAATCAGTTGAGAATAAAGTTACTGTGTCTAAAAGTTTGAATAGAGTTGCAAGTTATATTAAAATCTATGATGATATTCTTACAAAAGAAGAATGTGACTTCATCATAGGAGAATATAAGAATGCAGTGGAGTGGAGAACGTCAGAAATTGGTGTGAGTGGTAATCAAAATACTTCAGTCAGAAATTGTGATATTATTAATATATCTCTGGGTCATGTAATTGATGCCAATCAAGATATTAGAAAGAGAATAGATGATATTCTTTTTAATAAATCTGCACTTGCTGCAAAAAAGTATATTGCAGACTTTCCTGATTGTTTTTTACAGTCTGATAGTGGATATGACCTTTTAAGATATCAAGAGGGTGGGTATTATATTCAGCACACTGATAACTTTAAGACACAACCTAGAACGGTGTCTATGTCATTTAATTTGAATGATGATTATATTGGTGGTGAGTTTGCATTCTTTGATAGAGAGATGCAAATTAGAACAAGACCAGGTTCTGTTGTTGTATTCCCATCCAACTTCATGTATCCTCATGAGGTTATGCCTGTTATTAAAGGAACACGATACTCAATTGTCACCTGGTTCACTTGACAACAATTGCGCTTGCTGGTATATTGTCAATAGTTGTTATTTTATTCGATGGCACTGTCTCAATCTGTTGAAACAAGTCTGAAGGAAGCAGAATCTTCTCTTCGTAATGCTTTGTCCTATGCTGCTCGTCAGGAACGTCCTGTGGTTTGCAACGCAATCTCAAAGCTGATTTTGGATATTGACCATATCATGAGCTTTGATGGTCTTTTGGACAAACTGGAACAGAGAGCGGAGGGAGACAAAGGAACTTGGGGTCCGTTTGGTTCGTAAAGTTTTGTTACAACACTCTAAAAACAATATTAAGGAATCACACTTTATGATTAAATAATGTTAGAATATGCTGACAATTCACAGGAGCAATCCATAATGACAATTTCCACCAATTCAAGCAGCAAACTCACTGATGATGAATGGCAGGAGATGATCGCCCTTAGGGATGCAATTAACACCAATCCAGCAACAGTTCACCCAGAAAAAATGGAGCAGTTTACTAAGTATCTTGTTCGTAGTATGAGGGAGATGGGAGCATAAGATTATAGATAATATATCTTATCTCAGCTAAAATGGATTCTGATTTACTTGAATTATACAACAAAGGTGTAAAAACAAAGGAAGATATAGAGTCGGATTATAAGAGCAGACTGGAAGAAAAAGAACGTGTTAAAAGCACGATTCTCCTTAAAACTGGTCTGCTTTGTCTTAGATTAACTGAAGACTATTTTAGAGAGACTCGTTATATTTTAAGTAGAAGAGAGTTGGAAGAGGGTGAAACAGTAGAGATTAAGTATAAAAGAAGAGAACTTGATAATAACTTGGATATTGGTTCTTTTGTTATAGATGATGACAATAGAAAATATTATCGAATCTTACAATTAACTGATACTGATACTCCAAAAACACATTGTTTTGTTGACATGAAGACTGGTATTGTGTATAAAGCACGTAACTCTACATCTGCAAATAAAAAACTGGCATGGGATATTGATGAATGCATTAGGGTAGCAGATTGGAGAGGATATTACTTAAATGAGGATCCAAAAATAGGAGAATAATCATGGGAATGTTTGACACAGTTAAAAGTTCTTACGATCTTGGTCCAGGTTATCAAAAGGAATTACAAACAAAAGATCTAGATTGTGTAATGCATCATTACTGGATTGATCCAGTTGGTAGATTGTTTTTGATTGATGATTCTCATACTGCCGACTTTGTAGAAATAAATGAGGGTGATGATGAATATGATCCTAAAAGATTATATTTAAATTATAAATGGGTTCCAAATGGTATTCATGGTAAAGTGAGACCAGTTTATCATTATGGTGTTGTGGAGGTTTATCCTGCTATGTGGGATTCCAAATATTCACCTTGGCCTAGTTGTCAATTATATTTTAGATATGGTATTATTGAGAAGGTAGTTCAAGAAACAGAACGATTTCAACTAGCAAGAGGTTATTGAATGTTCACCAATAGAGTACTGGGAACAGATAATAAGAGACTCACCCTGAATTGGTGGGAGTATTGGATTGGACACTGCTGGATGACTGGTTGGCAAAGCATTCGTGGAGCATTCCGCATTTGGAGTGACCTTATGACAGACAACTATAAGGATTATACTCTTCTTCATGATGATGATCCTTTTACTGAATGTTATGAATGGTTTTGGGTTACTCTTGGTGAAGATGAGGTTTATCCAAAAGCATTTCTTGAACATTTGATGCAACTTGCAGATGACGTTGAGACTGGTAAAGAGAAGGTTTATCCACTGGATGAGGACTTTTTTGAACGATTAAAAGAACTTACTGATGGTGTTGATGTAAATTTATTTGGAGAAGACGATGAAACTAATTAAATTTAAGCACAGAGTTGACTTTGGACATGACTGGTATGTTCAAATTTTGAATACTGGAAGACACTTTCCTAAGTTCATTAAAAACTATTCATTAATCCAATTGTCTGTAAGTTGGAATGATAGTGCTGGATGGCCTTATTTGCAAATTAGTTCTGGAGCTAATGGTCTTCTTAGTATTCTTTTTTGGGTTTATAAGTTTGGATTTGATATTGATATTCTCTCACGCACTTGGAATTTTGGTTACTTGGAAAAATTAGATGAAGAATCTCCCAGAAACCAGTATTGAAACTGTCACACCCACCCTTGACTCTGCCCCACCCTGCCCTATAATATTCTCATACACAACAAACCAATGACTTACAAAGCAACTCTCAAGGTTAAGTTTGATACTGAATGGACTTCCACTTCTTATAGTAGTGGATATGATCTTAGTATGCTTCCTGAAGAGCATTATACTTTTCAGGTTCCTGCTGAAGACCTTAATGTTCATCAACTGTTTCGTTTCTTCGCAACTGTTGCCCGTGCAATGGGTCATAATGACATCAACATTATGAAAGGTGCTTGTAGTGTTGCATTTAGTGAGGAAAGAAGTTACGAAGATATGCGTAAGGTTGCTGATGAGTTTGAACTGACTTTGGGTGAAGACCTAAAAACGAAGTTTGATGATATGCAGCAAGCAGAAGAAGAGTGGGAACGACTTAAGAAAGGTCCTATGGGAACTGTCCTGACTGATGAGGAACAATGCGAAGAGTCACTGTAAAACCTAAATCTAGCAAGGCAAAGAACCGTCTTGCTAACTCTATGGATGGTAATCCTATCTGTGTTGTTGAGCAAGACAAAGGAGATGGTATGTTGTTTCTTGCTAGTGAAAACCAGAAATACTTCTTCTGGGTCAATGTAAGTGAAGACTGCCATTGGGAAACTGAATGGGAAGTATTATGACTAAAGCCCAGCAGATTATGAAGTCCTATGATAGAAAGTGGGCAAGTATGAGAAACAAAAACTGCTATGATAGGAAATATGCTATCGCACACCTTATTCGTGAGACGGCACATCAAATCCTCCCACACAATCCCAGTCACCCATTTACTGCCTGGAAACAGGAAATGCTACAAATTGCTGATGAAATTGAGGCATTATGAAACCTAAAATGCGTGTCATTCTTGAGATGGCGATTGAAGAAGGTGTGCGTCGTGGGTATGCACGAGCACACAAACATGTAGAGAATCCTACTGAAGGTGCTATAATAGAGCACATTGAGGAGGCAGTGATGTCTTCTATCTACGAATACTTTACTTTTGACGAGGAGGATTATCAATGAGCTTGATTGATACGCTAGAATACTTCATCGATGATACCAGGGCACGTTGTTCTGATATTGAATGGGAGATCCGTGAGGAAGGAAACTATGCTCATGAAGAAGATCACACAGCACGATTTGATTACTTCTGTGAAGAGTATGATGAAGCAAAAGCACGGTTAGATGATCTGCTACAAATCAAATCCATTATTGAGGCACAACTTCATCAATGGATGGAAACAGGGGACGGCGTATGACTACTAAACCACAAACATTCAAGCATATCTCCCGTGCGATTGATAAACACGGAGTTCATCATCTTGATGCTCTGGATGAATTTGGACGGCACTGGTATGCTACAATGGAACAGAAAGAAGAACCTTGGCTCACTTATGTTCAACACTGGACTTTGAGGACACACTGATTATGTTATTTGACGAACCACTACTAAATTCACTACAAGGAACTATGGCTACGATTGACCCCTATTCAGTAAAGAAAGAAGCAATTGATGAGTATCGTATGGATACTATTGAGGAACGACTTACTCGTATTGAAGATAAACTTGATTTACTTATTATGCAACTAAAAATAGAGTTTTACAAAAAATGATTGACCTTATCAAAACACTACTCAAATCAGCACTTGCCACCTCCCGTTGGGGTCCGCTAACAGAGGCAGATGAAGAACTTGTATGGGACTCTTCTTTTGCTAAAATATTCAAAGCATCATCTATCCGCCGAACACCGTCAACACCACGCACTGCAATTACACTTGAATGACTCAACTTATTGATCCTTCTGATCCACGCTATTTCCGTCAAACATCTGACGAACCATATCTCCGTCACGATTATAAATTAGTAACAAGCACTGGCGAATCTGTTATCTTTGATAATTATGAAGATGTGCAGCGTAGGTGGTTTGAGCGTGGTGGTAATTTTTTAAGTCACGTTGAGGTTCTAGATCACAAAGAACCGAAAAAAAGCAAAAAGACAAAGGGTTTCTGATTATGATTGACTGGACAACGAGATTTGAAGCTCTGCCCGATGTAGAAAAAGATAAGATTGCTCTGTTGCGAGTGATTGAATGTACGAATGGTATTATTCAACACACCTATCGTGCTGGTGAAGATGATACACTGACTGTTGATGAAGTCAGAGATGCCATGAAGTTCTCTATGGGATGTATGAAGCGTATGGAAATACCTGTAGGAGATAAAGTGGTTACATTTGCACCTGAAACTGCGGAACTCTTCACTGAAATGAGACGATTGTATATCTCTGGTGCGAAACAAAACAATCAAGAAGATTTTAATGAGTTTCTCAAAGGATCTAAAGCAAATCTACTTGCAATAGGTAAAGAACGCATCCTGGAAGCAAGACGACTTGCATTTGAACATATTGACGAATTACCACCTCATACACTAGAATGGGGACTTGAATACATCTTTAGTTTTGCTGGGTGGGTATGATGACTGACAAAATTACACTTGAACTCACACTTGAAGAACTCAAACTGATTGATAAGTATGTTGAGTTAAATGATGAGACCCAGAGTGTATTTGATAAAATCAAGTATGCTTATCCTAAACCAGAAACTCTCTATGATGTTTGTATGACTTGGTGGGGGAGAGTGTTTGATAATAATGATGATATGGAAACTTGCATTGATGATTTGGTAGATAATATTGACTATTGGTTGCCGAAAGAACACGACACTAACAGTTATAAATGGAATGAGTGTATCCGAACAATTAGGGAGAAACTACGATAATGCCTTTTTTTCCTGACTGCTATGATGAGTGGGGATTGTATCAGATCACCTACGATGGAGACCACAAACTATATGAAATGTTGTTTGAGGGCACAGAAGAAGAGTGTCGTCAATATGCCTACGATAACTACACTGACAAGGAGCAAACTAACATGTGCTTGATGGATTGGGAAGCTAGGGAGTGGGATGTATGACTAACATAATCAACAAACTACTTGCCATTTTTAATCTCAAACTTGTATCCACTAAACCAGATACAAGTTTGGCAAAAGAAACTGTAAAGTTCTTGGAACGACATAAAGATTATTGGAATGGTGATGTTTTTTTCCCTTCTTATGTTGGAGATATTAACTATGTCCAAGAATGGGTGGAAGGTGAGTTTCCGCAAGTTTCTGGTGGGATTTATATTTGCGAACGAGTATTAGGAACAGAAGACAAGTATTATGATTATAATGGAGATACTTATACAGCAGAGCAACTTCAAGAAAAACTAAAATGAAACTTTTTGACTACGAAACTTACGAGGATTATGGTAAGGAATGGTTCTTACAAATCCTTCCGCACGGTAGATATGCCCTATTAGATTTTTCACTACAGTGGGATGAATATCATGGTGAGGAATGGTTCCCACGGATTGCTATTCATATTGGTGATACTACTGTGTGTGGATTTTTCATTCGTTATAGACGATTGTATTTTAGTTGTGATATAATTTGTATCAAACGTGATTTTAGCTGGTATAGAAATAGGAGTAGTTATGTCTGAACCATACCCTGATGAAATGTTTGAGGAAGCAGCACGAAGAGAAAAAGAAAACAAAGTCCTAGACATCGCAAAGAACCTTATGGAAGAACATAAGGAAGCATTCCAACATCTTGCTGCGATTGAAAGAAAAGAACTTGCCGAAAAAGGATTTGAAGAACTCACCACAAATGAGAAAATTCAACTTGCCCTTGAAGAGATTGATTGGATTGTGATTGGTGGTCAAGATGGTGAAGAGTTTTATGGTTCTATTCAGTTTCTTCGTAAGGTGTTGAGGAGCCTTGTGATACCTGAACAACCGTCACAAGGACACACCAGAACCGACCTGGATGCCCTATAATACACTTGTACACACAGAACTCTAATGTCTAACTTCTACACTTTACTTCCTGGAACTGATGTGCTCCGCAGTAAGATTGATGTCTTTACTTGGACTAATCCCGAAAATGAAAATGAAACTGAACGAGTAGAACTCACAGTAGATAATGCTGGTATTTTCATTACTTCTTGTTCTGGTGGTGCTCGTGAAGATATGAGTATTTCACAGAAGGATTTGGCGATTGCTCTTGCTCGTGGAATTCTTGAAGCATATGGAGTTGGTTGAATGACTGACATTTCTAAACTTTCTTATAAAGAACTCCAAAAACTTGCAAAACAAATTGATGAACGCAAAGAGGTATTGCGTAAGTCAAAAGACTGTGTTGAAGGTTATAAAATCACCTTCTGTGTAAAGTTCAATCCTGCTGAACACCAATTTGATGAATTGAAAAGTCCAGAAGATTTTGGTGATTATTTGGCAAATGATGTGGCAAATATGATTATCAAAGATTTGGGTCTTCTGCAATCTGATGTAAGTGCTTTTATCATTGAAGAAATGACTGATGAAGATAAGGTAGAATGGAAGAACTTCTGGGAGGATGATGAATGACTTACAAACTTGATCCAGAAGCAAAAGCATTCTCATACACTCGTGAAGAGTTGTTTGAGTGCATCAAAAAGATTGTAGCACACCCACACACTGCGATCACGAAGCACGACCAATCCCGTGCTCTTGCGATTATGATGGTGTTTGATGATTACTTCACCAATTACACTGAAAGTGATAACAATGGTGGGCATTATGTTTATGAACAAGATGCAATTGACTTTATTTCTTTTGTAAGATTTAAACTTGGTATTGCTGGATTACCTGATGGTATTGATGTTGATGAGGTGTTGAAGTGAGCAGATTTACTGAAAATCCTGATGAGATTGTGCTTCAAGACATTCAGATGTTTCATCTGGAAAGTATGAATGAGAGGACACTCTGGATTGGTGTCTATACAGAGAGTGATAAAATCTATCACTTGAATATTTCTGCTGTTGGTGATAAACTGAGCTATTGGTGGAGTGATGAAACCTGTGACTGACGAACAAAAACTTACATTTCTACTTAAAGAACTTAAAATTTTAGCAAGAGAAACTCATTGTTATGATGGTAAAGGTGGTGGAGATTATTATGAATATCCACCACATGATTATGATGTATTTGCTGATGGTGAAAAGTATGGACTGGTTTCCTTCGCTCGCAGTATTTTAGAGAGTATGGGTGAGAGTTGTGAGATTTGAAGAACCTACAAAATGGGAACTCTTCCTTGATGGATTCCATAACTTCTGGAACTGTCTGGATTGTTATAATGATGGTGATACTTGGGGTTATGATGAGTTCTGGGAAGGACTATCTCTGGGATGGTATATGGAATACATCTATCCTTATGATGACCCATATAATATCACCATTTCCCCTGAGCGTAAGTTGAGAATTGACCAAAGACCACCAGTAATTTATGTTTCAGAAGAGGCATATGATAGACTGGTAGAGGCAATCAATTCACCACCAGACCCAGAATCTGTAGAGAAACTTCGTAAACTGTTAGAACGTAAAGCACCATGGGATGACGATTATGGCAATTGATGTAAAAGAAGAACAAGACGGATCATTTACTATTTCATGGGATGAGAATGATCCAGAGGAGTCTATGTTTAACACATGGACAGAACAAGACTTTGTAGATGCTATTCTTGAGCATTGCAATAGGGTCTTGGGACAGTATGAAGAGTGTCCACCAGAGGCAGAGGATTCCCTGGATTTGGCAGTAGACTTACAGAGTCCTTCAGAAGACAACCATGAAACCCTACCCCCTGGGTCTTGACAATCCTTACGTTATCCGTGGTATCCATGGCAGCACACGTTGGGGATTGTATCATCGTGACACCTATCAGAAGATAGCAGAGTTTGCTTCTCAGACTCAAGCTTATGATGCTCGTCGTGCTATCCTAAAGGTTCAGGGGTATGATGCATGAAGGTATTCAAGTTCATGTTTTACGTTATTCTTGGAATGCTAGTTTACTCTCTTTTTAAAAAATGAAAACTTCTACTGCTCTTGGTGTTGCTTTTGGTGCTCTTGTTTTTGCCACTGCTATTCTATTATTTGAAGCGTGGTTAGTTGGGATGATTTTGTCTTGGTTTGGAGTAACCTTGTCATTCTGGCAGAACTTTGTTATGATTGTACTTGCTAATATGATTTTCAAACCCTCTGGAGTTTCTTCTAAATGATTACCACAATTATGGCAGGATTTGCCTTTGGTTATTGTGTGATGGATATTATCCAAAACTATCGTGCTCGACGCACTATGGATGAACTGCTCAAATCTACTATCGAAGGTGACAAATGAACAAACAAAACGGATTTATTGACCCTGCAGTTGCTGCTATTGCTGTAGGTGTGGTAGTGATTGGTGGTCTCATCTTTATTGGTGGTCCCCAATACAATGTGTGGCAACAATCTCTTGCTGGTAAAGCAGAACTGCAAAAAGCAGAATATACCCGCCAGGTAGCAGTTCTGGAAGCACAAGCAAAAAAAGATAGTGCTCAACAACTTGCTGATGCTGAAATCATTCGTGCCACTGGTGTTGCTAAGGCAAACCAAATCATCGGTGATTCGCTGAAAGATAACCGTGAGTATCTTCAGTATCTGTATATCACTGGTATCGAAGATGGTTCTAAGAATGGTAATGTAACCATCTATGTGCCCACTGAAGGTGGTATGCCTGTTCCTACTCTTCAGATGAACAAGTGACACTTTGAAGACTGTCCACACCACCCCTTCTGGGGTGGTTTTTTGCTTTATACTGACTTCAGTTCAAACAAACACCTCTCATGACTGCTTCCACCTTTGACCAGTATGTTGCTGAGCAGGATGCCCGCAACACAATCCAACTCAATGTGACCAAGTGGACTTGGTTGTTGTGTGATGCTCTGCGGCAGAATTATATTGACTATTCCATTCGTAGTCACTATAATGCTCTTCAGCGTGGGGAAGATACTAACTATCACGAAGCATGTATTGTTGACTTGAAGAATGGTCATTGTGGTTATGACTTTACTTTTGAGAGTGGTAAAAAATATCACAAAGTTATCATGAGCATTGACAATGGTGGCAAACTGCCCAACTCTCGTAGTGTGCATTGCTTCATTGACAAGAAGACTGGTGAAGTCTACAAGTCTGCATCTTGGAAGTCTCCTGCCAAAGGTGTTCGCTACGATCTGCGTATTCTCAATCAGCGTGAATGGTTACTTGCCAACGCTGATTGGGCAGGTCATTATCTCTACGCTCGATGATCTATGCACTGATCATCCTAGCAGGATTTGCATGGGGAGGATTTGTCCTATTCTCCCCCTTCTTTAATTACCTTGATGAACAAAAACATGACAAAGACTGATAAACTTATCTTTGTGGGGTCATTCATTTGGTTCTTGCACTGGGGAACACGTCTTACACAGGTGGTTTTTGATGTTTTACTATGAAATCAATGGGTATGGTGCCCATAAAAAGCTTTGCGAGGACATTTTGATTTGGTTTATCACCAAATTCTATCCTCGTCACAAGATTGATATTACTGTGAGTCATCGCGGTATGAAGAGAGAGGGTGCATATGGATATTGTGATATTATGGGTGGAGAACGCTATCCACGCACCTTTTTGATTGAAATGCAGTCTAATATGAATAAAAGACTGTATGCATCAACTTTGCTGCATGAATTGATTCATGTAAAGCAGTGGATTGATGGAACAATGAAACTCAATAAAGGGAAAAGGATTTATAAGGGAATTAATGTGGAGGAGTTGGATTATTCTGACCAACCACATGAGGTGGAAGCACATGAGAATGAGGAGAAGTATCTACTCACATTCATGTGTGATAGTGGTAGAGTGTGGACAGGTCTCTAGCTGGCACACTACCACCCCACGTAGGGGTGGTTCTACCCCTATAATGAGTATGTTCCAAACAGGTTCAACCATGACTTCCATTCAAGACCACTTCAAACTCTACGCTTCTGGTCTGTGGGCATGTCCTAGGACTGGTATGCTGCTGACTCTGGATCAGGCACCTCTCTGCTGGGAGGAGGTTGATGCCATGGAGCATGACTGCTTTGACTCTTACAATGAGTGGAGTGAGCACTGCTCCAATCTGTTTGCTGCTTGACACACTGATTCTTTTCTTCTACAATTGAGGAGTTCTTTACTTACAACAATGGCACAAAAGTATTTTTACATCGTTGATCACTATGTTCCCTTCCCCTCATCTGAGTATGGTGGACTGTGGAATGTAATTGCAGAGAGTGATGATGAATGTTTTGACCTCATCGCTGCTGAGGATGATGGTAATTTTTATGAGCATCACTACAGTAACCTGCGAGAAAACATTATGAATGCTCGTGTGTATGCCATCGCAGAAGATGTTGGTTCCTGTGTAGTGGAGCAATTTACCACATGATCGCAATCAAAGACCCAGACTTTATCGCTGCTCAACAGCACAGGTTGACATATCTGGAATCCCAACTAGAATGCATCCTGAAGGAAATGACCCAAATTCAGGAGTTTTTAAATGAGTATCAAGTCAGACCTGATGCATGAGAGATGCATCACTCACTGTGAGGAATTCTTCATGGATCGTGTAAGTCAACTTGTTGATAGTTACAATCTTGATGATGCAGATGCTCTTCACAGTGAATTTGTTGTTGATGGTGAGGAACCAGATGATTGGTTGTTTATCAATGATTTGACCGATGTATGAACCAGAAGTCAACGATTATGTTGAATGGACAAAGGGTGTAGAGGGATGGGTTTATTTTAAGGACAGAGAGTATATCACAATTGAGGTATCTGTCCGCCCCAAAGATCGCACCAATTATAAGGCATGTAGTCTTCATAGAAATGATAGACTACTTGTTTTATGTTATGTTGATCAATGGAAGGAACTTAAATACATTACAACAAGAGAGTCCATTTATGAAGATTTGGAGACTTTGGGCAAAGGCGCTGGGGGAGAAAGCAACCAGTGATGACAAAGAATCAGACCACATTGCTTGTTTACGCACTTTTATATTCATCACTTATCTCATTACTAATATTTGCATTGTCGCGGGGGTCATAAGACACTGGAACGACAAAACAGAGGTTTATGTTGAGATAATGATGGAGGAACCAGTTGTGCCAAATATTTTAATTAAAAATCAAAGAGGAGAGTTTGAATGATAACTGCAGGATACCTAGATGTATTGGATCAACAAGGAATTGATGCCACATTAGAACGAATTAATTTATTGGATGATTGGTGGATTCCAAGAGGAATTTACTGTGCAAACACTGGGTTCTCTCCTGATGATGAGAATCCAGTGGATTTCTATACTCTAGGTCCTGCAACATATATTGATTGTATGGTTAACACTCAGGTGTATACCATGATGACTATGCAGACAAATCCATTACTCAAAGACTATTTTGATTGGTTATATGATACTGTGATTTATCATTTGTATTATGAGATTGGTCCTTGTCGTCTAAATGAATCCTTAGCATACCCTGGATTTCATATATTTGGATGTAAACCTGGACAAGAACCAAAGCCAGCAACAAAAGAATATATGGAACGTCCAAGTGCAACTATTCATGTGGATCTTCAACAAGAGAGGCATGGTACAGTATGGAATCAATATAATGAGGTAGACCTTGAGAATTGCCTGTCATTTACTCTTTGTTTAGAGGTTCCTAAAACTGGTGCTGGTCTCAACACATGGAATGAAGAATCTATTAAATGCTATGAGGCAAATGATGACTATGCAAAAGCAATCAAATCGCTTGAGTATGGTGCATATGGAACACCAACTGTGATTCCTTATATTCCTGGTAAAATGTTTTATTTTATTGGTCCATTACAACACCAGATCGCTCCTGCATATAATTTGGCATTAAATGATCGTAGGATCACACTACAGGGTCATGGTGTCAAATGTGATGGGGTTTGGGAGATATATTTCTAAATAATAACACTGGATAATTTGCGCGACATGATTAAATTTCATCAAGATTTTGCTGCTACTGGAACTGGATTAGGATATCAAATATCTTCATATATGTTAATGCGTTCCATTGCAAATAGAACGGGGTATAGTTATACTATCAATACAAATGGATTAAAAGCACTTAGAAATACATTTACCAATTTACAATTTAACAGCATTAAAGATGAACTTGATGCGGATTTAAAACCAATTGAGTTTTTGGATGATAACTCTTTTGAAGAAGTTGTTGCAATGGTGGAGGATAATTGTGAATTATATGGTTATCCCACTGTTAAGAGTATGGTTGATCCTGCTAATTTTGAATCTGTTAAAAAAGAACTGCACTTTAGACCAGAGATTGTTGAGAAGTGCCAAAAGTTTATGTCCCAATTTGATGGGCAAGAAGTAGTATCAATGCATCTACGTAGAGGTGACTTTGAAGATCTTCAATCTGGAATGTTTTTAATTGATGATGATTACTATAAAGAAGCATTAGAGTTGCTACCAAAAGATATTCCTGTTCTTATTTTTTGTAATGTAAAAGATTATATTTTAACTCATCCTATTCTAACTGCAAGTGATCCAGAGAGATTTACTTTTGTTCTTGATATATTCAATGATAATGAATTTATTAATTGTGATGTAGGGCAAGAGTTGGATAGATTGGTTGATGCTTCTGGAGAGTGTAGATTTGATTATAAAGCAGCATTAGCTAAACACGCTTATGATAATCTAATACCATCCACCCCGACTCAAGAGGAGTTAAATCAAGAGATGGTGAGACTTGCAAAAGAATTACATCCATTATATAAAAAGAAGATTGCAAATAATCTTTATAATTATTCATTTGAACTTTGTTTAATGTCAATGTGTGATTATCATATTATGGCAAATAGTTCATTTGGTATGTGGGGCGTTCAATTGTCAAATACTAAGAAAGTAATATATCCTAAGTATTGGATGCAAGGTCATGATGAAGAGACAAGGAATGCTTTTGCAGAAATTGGTTTAGGTGCGATTAAAATAGATCTTGGTGGTTATGATCAAACCAGAGACCTTGCAGAATATATTATTGATAAACCACACTACATAGGATTAGAGAATCCAGATCAACGTTCATTTACAATTGTTAGTTAAGATGTCAACCAGAGCAAAAAGATTAGAACAAGAGTATTTGAGAACCATGAATATTCTGCTCAAAACTACTCATGATAAAAAAGATAAAATTGGCACAAAGGCATTGGCAGGATTTGTCAGAACGTTAATTGATGAATGTCCACAGATGAATCTTAAGACTGCTCAGGAAATGTTCAAAATAGCAGAAGAACTGGAGAATCTATAGTAGACAGCAAAACAAGTGGCACACAGGGGCACGGGGACGCCTCTGGTGAAGTTATAATGATTATGCGTTATTCACCAATCATGTCAATCATTGCTGGTCTCGCTTGTGGGATTGCCACTTTCTATGGTATAGGAGATGGATTTCATGGACAAATTACGGCAAATGGTGAGCGGTTTGATGCTTATCGTTGGACTGCAGCTCATCCTTATCTACCTATGGGTACACGCATACGGGTAACCAACCAAGATAATGGTAAACAGGTAATTGTAAGAGTAAATGATCGTGGACCTTATTCACATGCTGATTTGGATTTGAGTTACGCTGCATTCTCTCACATCGAATCTGCCAAAAAAGGCAATGCTACCGTTTGTTGGAGAGTTGTGGTATAATGTACTCTGCACTATTCACTCTGTTACAGTTATGTGTAAATGAGATTTACATCTGTGAGAGAGATTATCCTAAACCAGCTCAGGTTTATTATGAACCAGAGAAGTCTTGTTATCGAGATGGTGTATTCTATCCCAGATGTAAAGACCTAGAAAACCCAGAAGTATTACACTATCACAACTTATTCAAAAAAGATTCATGATTAAGCAACTTCTTGCAATTTCTACCATTCTAATTGCTGCACCTGTATTTGCACAGACTGCACCACCAAAACCAAAAACTTATCGTCCATTTGCATATGAGAGTCCATGTGTATTGGAGGCAGGACTTCAAACCTATCATGATACATGTAAGGTAGTAGAAACTCGTGAGACTGGTGGTGCTCTTCGCACTCGTAACATCTTCTCTAATAAGTTTGGTCTGACTATCAAAGGTCGATTTGATAAAGAGAAGGGTTATATGACTTGGGATAGTCATAACAAATATGAATATAAGTGGCAGTATAAGATTGGTGGTATTCAAGAATTTGGTGCATGGACATATGTAATGCCTGGATTCTTACTTCAAAATGTTTCTTGGGATTGAATTATGATTATGAAGGATTATGTGTTGTATCCAAGTTTTATCCTAACAGCGGTGCTTGGATTTATTACTGGTGGTGCATTTTATGCCCAATCGTCTTTTGACGATGCACTTAAACTATGCAATCAAAAACCATTAGAGTGTAAGTTTAAGTATGATATTATCAATTATCATGAGACTGGCAAGGTTCCCTATACTGCATCAGTAGCAAAACCAAAACCTCAACCTTGAGATTGACGTTCTAATCTATCTAATCTTTGTTGTTTTATCTGTGCCGCCTTCTCTCTGGCGGCATTTTGTCTATCTAATGCGTTTTGTTTAAATTCTGCTTCTCTGTCTGCACTTGATGTACTTGCTGCTTGTCTTCTTGCAGTCATTCTGTTTTTTGGTGCTGATTGGCGATCAAGAGTTTGCAAGTCTCTTCTTAGTTGGTTTAGATCTTCATTAAACTCTTGAAAGGTCTTCATTGTATGCTTGACATTTTTGAATATTTAGATTATAGTTATGTCTGAGTTTAATACACTCACACATCACACACAGGAGTAACACAATGACACCTTACGAACTTCGATTCCAAATCTTCCAACAAGCGAATGGTTTGGCACAAGATGAATACCATGCTAATTTTGCATTAGTTGAACAGTGGAACAAAGAACATTCAGTTAAAATGGATTATCCTCAGTTCCCCTCATATACTGACATCGAAAGTCTTGCAGATAAAATCAACGCATTTGTAAGTTCTAAGTGACACTTCAATAGCTGGCACACTGGGCACTCTGGTTCGCTGGAGTGCCCTTTATACTATGAGGGTAGTCAACAAACACTGCATGTCCAACTCCGCTGCGATTGCCTTCTACGAGGACAATCTCACCTATGTCAAAGCATTTGGTCTGTCCAATCTTGACCGTGAGGATCGTCTTCTGTTCCGTCAGGGTAAAAAACTGATTGAAGATGCCATTCAGGCAGAACAGAAGCAGAATGAGCGTATTCCGTTCATTGAAGAGGAGATTCTTCCTGTTTTGCAGGAGTATCTGGCATCCTATGGTGAAGATGGTCAAATCAAAGTATTTGATCGTCATGTTGCTGCTGAAGGTATGCAACCGTTCCGTAAGAATCCGATTGCATCTGCAATGGGATTGCATGGTCAAATTGTCTTCCTTGACATGAAGAACAATACGATTGTAAAATCGTTTGACCGCACTGGTAAAACTCTTAAAGAGTTGCTCAAGAGTTACAATGACTCTATTGGTTACACCCGATTCAACATTGAGGACTGAACTTACCATGGATTACGATTACAACGAGTATCAACTGCGCTCTGTGCTGGACACTGACATGGAACTGGATTCACTCCTGGATGAGGAGTGGCCAATTGAAGAACTGCCACACGAACTCCTGCGTGAGTTCTGAGGCACTCTATAATTACAAGGTAATCAAGGGAACACCGTATGGCACTCTCCTTCCAATCCAAAGCACATCACCTTGCTGCTCTGTATGATGCCTGTGCTCTGATTGTAGACACCTACAAAGAGACTGATGTGTTCAAGGTCTACAGTGATGAAGGTCTTGAGGATCACATCGACTTTGCTGCCACTGCTCGTGAGGTGATGGGTCTGATTGCTGAAGGTGACATCAAGTGAGGTATCGTATTACGATTGAAACACTTGATGGTCAACGGTTTGTAGACTACGCTCGCTCACGCTGTAACTCTGATACACTGTGCGAGCGTATCTTCAATCAGACACCAAATGTTCGTCGCGTTGAGGTTAATCTTTGCGATGATGATTTTAACCCTGTTTATTGTTAATGATGACTAGCAAACAAATCACCTACATCTTCCTTGCCGTCATTGGTATTCTGATGTGGAATGTATTTCTAATTCAACGTGACAACAAAATGTTTGACGGTTATAAGAATCGTCAGCAACAAATCTGTGAACAACTTAAAACCTTTCACCCTGACTGTCATATCGAATAAGTAAACTATGATTGAATCCGAAATGAATCTCTGCGTTGATGCAGAGGAACACGAGATGATTAACATTGCATTGAATCATCTTCTTGATGCTTCGATGGAATTGAGTATTGATGACAATGAGCGTACACTGTTGTTAAAGCGTGTGCGTGATAAATCCTACAACCTCTGGGCACAACGATTCTCTAAATGACATTCCTAACTTATTACGGTATTCTGGTTATTCTGTCTGTGATTGTCAATTACTTTATTCAAGGACCACAAAGAATTGTAGATGAAGAAGATTAAAGAGTCACCGATTAAGATTACAAAGTCACGGGATGAGGAATTGTTCCCGTGGCAATCTTTTTTATGGAGAATTGATAATTTAGATGAGAAGCGAACATGTTGGTTTGAATGCCAAGAACATGCAGAGAAGTATATTCGCCGTTATAATCCAAAATACAAATTCACTCATTATATGGGCAAAAAATGAATCTTAAAACTTTTACTCGCACATCAGATGCACCGTATGACAAACATCGTTATGCCGTTGTATCCAATCGTGGTGAGCGTTTGATTCTTGATGATTATATGGAAGTATATCAGGTATGGGCACAATCTGATGAGTTGTCACATGTGGAAGTTCTTGATAGAATAGAGAAGAAGAAACCAGTCAAGGGATTTGGAGGTTAGTACAGTATGGTGAATCCTGC